CGTTCGTGCTGAAGATAAGCTTTGTAAACCACAGGGAAGCCACTAGGAGTGTGCCAAGTAAGGTTATTTCTACCGGAGTTAAGTTCATGTTCTGCAATCTTCTGTAAGTATTTAGTTGTTTTAAGTGGACCAGCACATACAGTGTTGATAGCCTTAATCAAGTTACCTGCCAGAGTATCACACTGATCTTGATCAATGTTATACTTCACAGTGAAACCTTCTACGTGACAATCATCATACATGTTCTTGGCGATACGTTGTTTACCTGCTGAGTAAGCACGAGTCATAGAGCCTCGTTTAGCGATACCCTTACGGATATGCTTCATAGGCATCTGCTTCTCTGTAAACCAGTCAGGCATGATGGTGATAAGTTCTTTAGCAACAGCTACATAGAAGTCTTTCTGGATAGGAGTAGGTACTAAGGACACTAATGTACCTGCTTGCTTATCCTTAGACATAGCTGCAAGATGTTGCCAACCGTTATTAGAACCATCAATAGGGATAGGGAACCCTGACATGTATACTTGTCGGAGAATCTTTGACTGGTTGTACCCTTCAATCTCTAAACAAGCAGCTAAGAAGCTATAAGGTTTTTCAGCTGACTGGTCTATGATTTTGAAACGAGCAACACTACCAATGAGTTGTTGGTTATTACGAACCCACAAAGCACGATCATCTAGGGTCATTTTGTCTAGAGAGATAGTATCGAGACCTTCTTCTAGTAAATAGCTTTTGTAGTCTGTAGTAAAGTAGCTTGGGATTTCATCGATGTTAAATGATTTGTTGTAGCAAGCTGCAGTATGAACACATAACCAGTAGTAGCCTCGTTCAGTAACTTCCTTCTTGTTAGCGAATAAAAAGAGACTACGAGCTAAGTCACTACCTTGGAACTCAAGGAATGATTCAGCATAGTAGACTCGTCCACGATAGTCACAAGATACTTCTTGGTAGAAGGTCTGGTCATTAACTAATCGTGCTTTCTTTAGTACCTGATTGTACTCGAAGTACTTACTCAGCATGCGCTGTAGCTTAGGGTCTTTCTTACCCATGAACTTAGTACCATCTAAGTGGTTAAGCTTTTTAGGTAAGTTAAGGTTCTCATGGTGAATGTTGTATACAAAGATCTCACCATTCTCATCAACCAAGTCAAGAGTTTCTGAAGGGTATGTATTCTCCATAGCCTCTAGCACTGGTAGGTTAAGCTTCCAAGGTTGTTGGCGTAATGTTTCTAGACTCTTGATGAATGGTTTGTCTAGGTACTCATGGAACAATCGACTGTTAGACCAGCCCTTGATGAACGGTTCTTTGGTAAGGTGACTATACAAACCAGTGATAGGTAGCAGCGGTTCAAATGATGTGCCGATTAACGTGGGCTTAACATCATCTGTCTGGTTAACGATACGTACCATGTATGGAGCCTTACGACCATCATACTCACGGAAGATATCGATTAGACCGTCTTGGAGGAATGTTTCTAGTAGTAAGTCACCGAGCGATAGTGTTGACTTGATATTGTGTTCATCCGTTCCGATAGCTCTTGCAATTCTTTTTCCGATAAGATCGCTTGCGAAAGTGAGTTTAACAGAAGCAGAATGTGTTGCATTTTTATTTCTAATGCAGTAACGTAGGAGGGTATCCCAGGATTCATTGATAAACCTTTCTAAGTCGTATTCCCAAGTGGGGTGGTATGCAAGGAGACGCGCACCCTCATTGTAGATCTTATCTGAGTTTAATACTACCTTGGCTACTCGTTCAGTAAGATATTGTGTTGGATTCATTTTGTTATGGCAAGCCGTTTAGTTTAGCGTATTTGTAGAAAGCATCTGCGAAGTCTTCGTTCATGTCAACGAGTTCATCACCGAGTTTGATGTGATAAATTACTTTATTCAGTTCCTTTTGAAAGCGATAGTCATTCCATTCATTGTACCATTGCCAATGCCATTCATGTGACTCAAAGAATTTGCATCCAAATAGACGAGCAAACCAGTGAGATTCATACTTACGTTTACGCTCATTTGCTTTGAACCAAAATTCGAAAGTGCCAAGACGACAACGCCCAATACGATTGAGTAGCCATTGACGGTAGTTTACTGCTTTTACTTTCATTCGAAGTCCACAAAAGAAGTTTGATTTAGACGACCTGTTTTAGCATCATATGATGTGCTACCACAGTCACCAGTGCGACCAGTGTGTCGGCATTTAAGGACACGTAGTCGGATTGTGTTACGGACTTGTTCCATTTCAGCAACCATGTTACGGCAGAAGGCAATGATATCGAACGAGATTTGTTTGATAGAGCCTGAGCCTTTGATGTCATCAATAGAAGGCATGTGACCTTCCTCGAATGGCTTCTCACCTTTACGTAAGTGAGATACAACACCTAACCAGATGTTATGCTTCTTAGTGATCTTAAGTAGGTCAGACATGAAGGAGTCAACTGCTTCGTTACCTGTCTTACCTTTAACACCTTCAGATACAGCAATAGTAATGTGGTCAAGGATAATGTACTTACAACCCATCAATGCTAGGTGTTCGATCTTATCAATCAATGACTCATCACTAACAGAACCTTGGTGGTCAAGTAGTACTAAGCGTTCATCACCGAATACAGTCTTGAATGCTTCATACTGTTCTTCTTCGGAGATATCAGCTGACTTAAGGTCTTTCTTAAGCTGCATACCAATGAACTTCTCTGCAGTGTCACCTACAGATTCTTCAAGTGATACCATACCTACCATGTCTTGAGTCTTGTCTAGGATTTCTAGGACAATCTCTTTGATGACAGTAGATTTACCTGAGCCAGTACCTGAAGTAAACAATACGATCTCACCGAGACGCATACCAAAGAGCTTGTCATTGAGTGAGTTCAAACAAGAAGGGTAAGCTAGGGATACAACAGACTGTTTAAGTTTGAATTGTTCCCATACAGCTTCACCCTTGACTACATCAGAAGGGCTGTATGTAACTGCATTGAAGATACAGTTCATTAGAGCTGCAGAACCTTGTTTGATTAGTACATCACAAGGGTCTTTCTCAGGTAGTGATGCTACCTTTACTTTATCGTAGCCAATAATCTTAGCTGCAGCTTGAACAGCTTTCTGACCGGGTTCATCCATGTCAAACATCAATACGACTTCATCGAATCCACGTAACCATTCACGTTGTTCAAGAATCATTGATGTGGCTGAAGCAGAAGGTAGTGCTACTGCTGGATAAAACCGTTGGTACTTGTCGTATTGGGCTTGTGCCACAGCGAGCGCATCAAGCTCTCCTTCACAGATGACGATTCGCTTACCACCAGTAGCGTTTGCTTGTCCAAAGAGTTGTACCCCTTTAAAGTCACCGTGGATGACAAATGACTTAGGTAGCTTTCGTTCTTTGTAAGCCACGACCACTCCATCTTTAGTATAAGGATAAAAATGGCTAGCCATAGTACCGTCTTCAGCGTAAGATACTTTAACGCCATATTGAGCTGCGACAGTTTTAGTGATACCTCGCTCTTGAAATCCTCGTGTGTCATAATTTGTAATCTCGTTTAGTGTGTGCATGTTGTAGTCTTCAGTGTGATATTCAGTTGGTGTATATGCGGGGTCGATTGGTGATGACTTCTGGCAACTAAAGCAGAAGCCGTGTGAGTCATCTTCTTTGTAGCTAAACGCATCGGATGATGAACATTTAGGACACGGTGCGTGGATCCATCGTGACATAGGTTAATTCCAGTCTCTGTTTTCTCGAATCTCCCTGAGCATTTGTCTACGCTCGTGGGCTTGTTGTTGAGTTTGTTTCTTCTCTTTGAACTTGTTTTTGAATTCATCCTTCAATGAGACCTCATCCTCATACTGGACATTCTTAATTGGTTTATGTTTCTTACTCATACGATTTAGGTTTTAAAAACTTGACGGCTCCAATGTTACCGTTGTACCAGAGACGTTCACCATCAGGTGTTTCATCTCGTGATAAGACCTCACATTGCCATTGCTCTTGGACTTCGCTATACGTAAGATCTCCGGGGCCACAACACCATTTATAAATAACAAAAGTAAATGATTCAAATCCGTAGTACTCAATATCATCAAGGAGTTCTCGACAGGAGGATTTATATGATCGCCAATCACTCTCTGTTCGAGTAACCCTTCTTCGCTTAAGTCCGGGTACTGTCTTTCTTGATACACTTATTAGCTGCTTTCTGCCGATGTATCGGCGTCCTGTTTGGAGGTTTTCGACATAGTAGATGAATCCAAAGGCATCGTCTGGTCTGTCTGTGAGAGGTTGCCAGTGTCCGTATTCCATGTTAAACGTTCTTTCAATTCTTCAAAGTTAAGAGGGCGAAGGTCGTCAAGAGACTCTCGCATGTAGATGCAGTTAGCACATTTTAAGAAGTTATTTTCCCATGTTTCAGGTTGTTTTGCTTTCCAGATCTCAATGACCTTAGACCATAGTAGGTTATTAGGTGTGTCTTTAGTAAGCTTGATAGCTGTCTTTTCACCTACACCACGTAGCCCATGAATGTTATCTGTAGCATCACCTGTTAAGACCTGCATCATCAAGAAGCGGTAAGCCTCTGAATCATCCATGAAGTAAAACTCTTTCTTACGAAAGTTGTAGTGCCAACCCGGAATACAGTTAAGGTCTTTATCAATATGAGCTACTACATAAGGACGACCTTCATCTAGGGCTGTCTTAGCGTAGATAGAACAGTAGTCATCAGCCTCACCGTCCTCTCCTTTAGTACAGAACTCTTCAGCATACTCGTATAGTTTCTCGATACGCTCTTTGATCTCTGGTTCGATAGTATCTTTACGAGTGTTCTTATACTCAGGGTCACAGATGTACCTGAAGTTGTTAGCACCCTTCATAAAGATAAGAGCAGAACCAGAGTCAGTAGTCTCAATGATATCTTTAATAAAGTTATCAAGAGACTTCTTAGCTAGTGCTGGTGAAGGTGTGGTGAAAGCAATCTGGTAGATGATACTGTCTACGTCAATGATTACTTCTTCGAAGTTGTGCTCATCCATGTCGTGAATGTCTCCCAGTTACGTAGACCTGCTTTAAAAGCACTTACTACCATTGCATAAATAAAACCGACACCCATAATAGGTGTCATGATTGGAATAAAGATTAAGGCTAATAGTACTTTAATGAACTTCTGCATATGTTTTTCCTGTGTGAGCATCACCGCCCATGCAATTAATACCAAACCACTTAGGCGCTTCAGTGAACGCTTCAATGGATAACTCTTTTACTTCCTGCTCATACTGCTCAGGAACCACGATTGCAAACTCATCATGGTAATGAAGAGCAAAGTAGTGAGGAATTCTACGCTTACGCATCTCATCCTGCATGTATACTGCTGCAGCTTTGCATGTGATACCTTCTGCTGTTTGTAAGACATAATTTAATACCTGATGTTGAGAACTTACGAATACAATACGACCATCTAAGCCACGGACCCAAGCGTTCCCTTTACCAAACGCAGCTTCAGTCCGTTCAAATTGACCTGAGAGTTTGGCTTTAAGTTCGGCAAGTCCGGGGATTGAATTTTCGAACTTGGACATAGCTTCTTGTCCAGCTTTAGCATCACGCTTTCCGGTAAGGATACTGCCCAGCTTAAGTGCCCCGCCTCCAAAGAGGAACGCGTACAAGAATGGCTTAGCAAGTTTACGTGTTGTACCAATAGCTTCTGCGTTTCGAGTGTGGACATCTCCATTGATTACCTCATTAGTAAAATCATCGTTACCGATATAGTGACAAAGACCACGCATTTGGTTACCAGCAGAGTCAGCCCCGATAATGACTGTCCCAGGCTCACACTGAAGTAATCCACGCATCTCTTTGCCGTAAACAGCGTCAACACTAGGTAGATTAGCAATAACCTCGTGGCGACACCTAAAGGTAGGAGTACCAATAGTCCACATACGACCATGAAGACGGTGGTCTGGATGTTCTGTTGCTTCACGAATCCATCCTTCTAAGATACCCTTACGAGCACGTAGTGTATAGTACTCACTGATTAGTGGAGCACCACCACCTAGAACTTCTAATGAAGTCTCTGTGATCTTAGGGGATTTGTTAACGAACTTACCGTTGACACGTTCAACGTTCCATTCATCAGGTACCCATCCGATAGAGTACAAGTAGTCTTTTACTACTTCAATACTACCCACTTTACCTTGTTCAAAGGAGATGCGACAATACGGGCCTTCAATCGGACGAGTTGTCTTACCTGTTTCTTGCTCATATCCGAAGTGACGTACAGTGGCCACAGTGTAGCATCCGTCTTTACGCCATGCAGGGGTTTTGAACTCATCTGGTTTATCTTTCTTGATACAACGTAGGCCAATTAAAGGTTCTAATACACCTTCGATACGTTCCATTTCGTTATTCATACGAGTCAGTAGTGTCTGAGCACCAGCCATATCAAAGACCCAACCCTTACTACGGATGTCGGCCTCGATAGCAGCAAAGCGATTCTCTACTTCAAGACCTTTAGCGTACATAGGGAACTTACCGATGATCTTCTTAGCTTCTTCTACTAAGACCTTGTACACCTTAACGTTTAATTCAACGTCACGGATACAGTAGGTAAGCATTTCTTGAGTGAATCCACCTTCCCAGTCATTGAACTCTAGCTTAGGGAATCCAAGCTTAGAACCCCAACCCTCAAGACCATGCTTATGATCTCGTTTGAATTGGTTAGTCTGGGACATAATCCAGGTGTCAATAACCTTTACAGATTCAGGAGGTACCCATCCAGTAAGATGTTTAAGGACAACCAGATCATAGCCAATAAAGTTATGGCCATAGATAATGTCAGCAGTCCCAATGAAAGCCAGACCGTCAGCAAGAGAAGGTAAGTTAGAGTCATAGTCAGAGAATGAGTGTACTTCTCCGGTGTCTGAGTTGATAGCAACCATACACCAGATTTTGTTTACATGTGGAAGTAATCCGTTTGTTTCTATATCTACACAGAGTCTAAGTTTTGGTTTCATATTGTTTACAATTGTTGAAGTGATACCTAGGCATTGCATAGTCTTTACCTTGTTTACCACAATGAGGGCATGTCACCGTTTTGGGTGGATTTTCCATAAGCTTTTTCTTTCGGGCCTCAGATATTTTTTTGCGAGATTCTTCAGTCCATACTCTTGTTTTGTTAGACAAGACAAATGCTTCTTTTACTTTGTCTGAAGCAATTTTACCTTTGTTAGCTTCACTAATTTTCTTTTTTGTCTCTTCTGAATGCTTATGTCCTAGTAAATGTTGGTTACCTTCGTAAGCACCATCACCACCTGAAGATATATTAGCTAATTCAACACCTTTTTCACGGTATTTATTAATTAAATCTACCTCAAAATTTAAAGCTTCTTTTTCAGTTTCAAAATATTTTACAATAATAGGTAATACACCATGTATTTGTTCTATTGCTTTCCATTTGTAATTACGGCTACGTTTACTTTTATAACGATTTTTACAACCTTTACCTACGTAAAACACTTCTAAAGTGTCTAGTTTTTTATGCTCATATACATAGTATTTCATACATTACTCCATTAGTTTTCTCTATTAGGTACCGACTAATGGTTTAATGTCATAGTAGTTTATCTGCATACATTACAGTGTAGAAATGTTCGAACACACGAGCTTCTACTTCACATGGGTCAAAGAAGTATGCCTCACGATGAGAGTCTTTATCGTATGAACACTTAGGAACCCTAAATCCATCACGCTTAGTTAAGTGCTGGCACACATGAACGAATTCATGACACATGATGTATAGGAATAGTTGTTTAGTGAAGTAGTTGTTTTCCCATTCGCTGAGATATGGATCACGGATCTGTACTAGGATACGACCAGCATGCTCTTCACAATGAATGGTCATACCCATTTCTTCATTGTCATCTGCATACTCTACACAAGCAATACTAATCTTGTATTTCTCTTCAACGACTTTCACGTTGAATCGACTACAGTAGTCAGCAAGAATGTCGAAGAATACCTTAGCAACCTTATCTTCAGCAGCAGGTAAGCAAGCTACTTCTACCTGTACGGTAGGGAATCGTTTATCCTTCCTCATTGATCTTCTTCCATGTTACGTTAGGAGAACCTAACTCGGTTAATTCTTCAGCCATTTCTACTACGAGTTCATTGAAGCTTTCGATTGTCTCATTACGTTCACTGAGTTGGTATTGTAGATACACAATATAGAATAGTGAACATAAGAGAAGGAAGTTTGTCCATCCTTCTGTTAGCATTAAGTTAATCCTGTTTTAGCTAACCAAGCAGGGTCAGCGAGACTGTTTTGTGGTAGCGTATGGTTGATAGCTACACCCATCTTACGTAGGAAGTCTACACCATCCATACATTTGTATTCACTGCTGTATACTACTCGCTTAATTCCCACACTAAAAATAAGTTTAGCGCAATCAATACAAGGAGAGCAGGTGCAATAAAGAGTAGCACCGATAGTACTGCTATTCGAACGCGCCACCTTAGCGATGGCTTGAGCTTCCGCATGTAGTACGGTATTTGTTTGAGTGTCGTTGTTAGTCTTTGGAGGTGTACCATTATAAGAGAATGAGATAATGTTGTCGTCTTTAACGATTAATGCACCGACCTTACGGTCTTCTGCATACGATTGTTGCGCTGTTAGTTCAGCGATTCGCAGGTAGAATTCATCCCAGTCACGTTGTGATTTCATAGGTATTCCTCGTAGCTTTCAATGTATTTACGGTTGATCTCAGACAATTCTTTAAGGGTTTCAATCAGTAGTTCTTCTTGAAACACATTAGTAGGCTTAGAGAAAATCAAAGTAACGTTAAGAGAGTTTGTTTCTGTTTCAATGATCATTTCAATACTCCGTGTTGTTTATCCCAGTAGTTGTAGTTCATTAGCTTAAGGTCATAAGCACGACCTATAGCAGTACGGTCTAATTCCCATTGAGCTGATAGTAAGTCAAGCATACACTTGAGCTGACCAACCTCAGTCTCTAAGTGAGCTTTGTTTGTTACACCTGTTTCAGGGTGTGGGTGATTCAGAGTGAATCGAAAACACTTACTGATAGCTTGGATTACTTCAGCACATTCCTCTTGGGTGGCTACAGGGATTAGATTCATTGTTGTTCTTTCAAAATAGCTTGGTATACACTTTCAACTTCATCAATATAAACGTCCAGCATTTTAGGTAAAATACATTCAAGCTCTCCATTAGTTATACCTAACAATGCCTTAACACCAGCCATTTGCTGGTTCCAGGTTAGCACATGATTCATTGTTCGATGTCCTCGATGTTTACGATTTGATATGATTCATTCTTGTTGAGTTCTGATGACATAGAGTCAATAAGGTATTTGACCTCGTCTTCAGATGACTCTTCAAGAAAGTATACTACGGTTACTACTGTTTGCTTTTTCATGGTGTGTTCTCTATAAGGTACCGTCTCGGGAATCTATGCCCCGAATAGCTCTTGCCCGATTTCGTTTAGTATTTGTTGCTGAAGTTTCCGGCGCAAATAGTGCTCGGGAATACCAATTGAGTCTTCTGCACGACAACAAAGTGTTTTGCCATTTACTTCAACCTCTAATACAGCGGTGTATGTATCATATCGTGAGTACTTGCTGTACATTTCTGTGTTAGTACGTCCGTAAGAATAGTGTGTTATTTTCATAGTGTCCTTTACATATCAATTTTATCACGAAAACCAAGAAAGATAGGGTGTCGTGGCTTATCCTTTACTCCGATAGGGAAGTGTTTGTATTTAACAATTTTTCCCACCAAAGATTCTTTATTTTCCCAAAAGTTAAGTCGATCTTGCTTGTCAAAACCTGAACCGATGTTAAAGTCAATATTGTCACTGGTTCGGCAGATAAAAGCACCAAGAGATCCTTTCCCAATGAGTCCAGCTTTTGCTGTTGATCGCTTAGTGCGTCCAAGCTCATTTGTTTCTGCTTCATTCCCATTGTGCATTTCCTCTTCAAATCCTACAATAACAGCTTCAGCATCTTCAAAGCGTTTAAGCTTAAATGAATTAGCTTCTTTCATAGTACAACGACCATACTTATACTTACCTTGAGGACTACGTAGTACTACTCCTTCATATCCTTTCTCAAGACATACTTCTTCTAGCTCTAATAACTTTGTTTTATCATATGCAGGATGAGCAATGATTCTACGGTAGTTGTCAGGCATACTACGTGCTTCGTGATATCCTTCCATTCGATTATGGTATGTGTTAATTAGGTCATTCCAATAGTCAAAGTGGAAGAAAAAGAATTCACCTACTTTATCATGTGACATAACAAAAGAGTTAGTATCACGGTATACTGTGGGTGATGTCGCTGGTCCCACAATTAGTTCACCATCCATACCTTCAAGCTTTTTAGCGTTAATGAAAGCCCATGCTTGGATATGCTTGTTAGGAATAGGTTTGAGTGTACGACTAAGGGCAATGCCATTATGAAACAATACACGGATACCATCTAACTTGGGTGTTACATAGATAGGGTACTTGAGAGTGTCTAGGTCAGGTAGCTCTCGGGGTAGTAGCATCGGTTTCATTTAGACTCCGTCATACTCAATATTAAGTTCAAGACATTTAGCTTTTATTCTTTCTAGAATTTCAGCGTTCTCACTAACCATATTATCCCATGCTTCTACGTTGTCTTCATAGAAATCGCCACCACAACCACAGTCGCATCCGAATCGTACTTCCATATACTCATCAGAGTGCATTACATTATCGTAGTCACGTACTAATTCTTGTAGCTCAGTAAATCTCATTTAAAAGCCTCATCAGCAGTTGCATACAAGAGTTCTTCAGCTACAACTTTTCCAACTGAACTTACAAAACCAGTAATGTAGTATCGGATTGTTAAACTGATTTCATCTGGCTTCCAGTTATCAGCCATCACAATAGGTTGAATAGACTTTACAGTTAGCTTACTTACTGATTCTCCATCTCGAAAGTACACAGTGTCATTGATGTTAAACTTAGGCGTGAATGTCCATGTTTTGTTCATTAGTCTTTCCTTAATTAGATCGGTCTTCTAGGTATGCATCTATTTCAGCAAGCAGCTCTACAAGCTGGTAAGCCATATCTTTTAGTTCAGGGTCTTTATCAAAGTCTGCACCATAGCCTAAGATATATTCGGCTAACCCACCTTCATACTCAGCCTTTTCTAGATGCTCTTGATACCACTTCTTACTTGGTTTACGCGCCATTAGTCTTTCCTCAGATTGTTACTCATGTTATAGTACAGATGACTCTTAGTAGCCTTCAGTGTGATGATCAGTTGGGTTTCTAACTCATGCATCTCTTGATCAGTACCATATGCTAGTATAGTTCGGATGAATCGGGATGGGCATTCATCATATTCTTCCATAAGGCTTTCACTGCTGCAGACATATCCATCATCTGTTGTTCCCTTGTGCTTTCCGATATACTTTCTATCGGTGTCTTTGTTTGTCCAAAGATACACAAATGACTCACCGCTATTGCTATAGGCGTTAGTTTCGGCAGGGACTTCGACATTGTACTCTCCGTTGATATGGTCTTGCCATATTTCTTTCACATAAGCAACCATAGGTTTACCCTTAGGTGCTCGCCACATGACTACGAATGAAGGGCTACCCTCGTTTTCACAGAGATGTTCATAGACCCATTTGTTATGGAGTCCTGTATACTCAGTGTCACCGATAGTAACCTTCACCATAGACTTACCTGAGTCGGAGGTATATTCTTCGACTTCATCTACGGTACATTCGTAGATATCGAAGAGCTTATCACTACCTGCAACCCATCGTTTGACAGTCTTGATTAAGTTCATTGTGCTAACATATATAAGCCCACGTTACCGAGAGCATATCCAAAGTAGGTTATTGACATACCGATATTACCTTTAGTGAATTGTTCTATAGAGATATAGAGATACACTAAGCCAATACCAGCGATTAGTAGAGGGGAGGTCATTCAGGTCTTTCGCAGAGACCCGCATCAATTAGTTGTTGAGCTATACGTTGGTATGAGCCTTGTAGGTTATTGATGGTACGAGTATTGATTAAGTATTGGAAGCCTTCAATGATTTCATCTTCGTCAAGCGTACCTGACTCGAATTCAATAAAGAAATCTACTAAGTCGAATGTTTTAGTCATACTTTTGGGTTCTCACTTCTTCAATTTGTTCAATAGATGGTGTAGCGGAGAACTCAAACTCAGCTAAGAATTTGAGTCCTTCGTATACCCGTAGACGGTCTGCGAGTATAAGAACTAGTCGCATTAGTTACGAGCTGGTAGTGAATTCCACTTAGTAATGAAATCACATAGGCTATCAATATCTGCTACAAAGATCTTTTCGTCTACCCATTCATCTTTGGAATCTTCTCCAGAGAATGTTAAGATGAAACCATTTGAAATAGTTTCAATTTCGATACTTGCATTACGCTTTACAGCTTTCATTTTAGTTCTCCTAGTTTACCGATGATAGTACCTTCACGTTGTAAGATTTCTAGGCAACGTGTATACCAGACGACTTTGCGGGTCTCTTGTAGTTCGTTATCTTTCTTACCCATACGCATTAGGTACTTGTAGATTTGGCCTAACAAGTGGGCTTTCAAACCTTGGTATCCGAGAATAAATTCCATGCACTCGATATACTGGTAGTTACCTATGATACCTTGGTAATGGCTTGGGTTGATGTGGTCTTTGATAGAAGGGTCTTGTGGTTTAGTTAGCATAGAAAAGGCTGTTTCATTTTTATCGATTTCTTCGTTGTATGCTTTAGCGAAGGTGTTTGGCCACACTTTTTGCATAATATACGCATCATAGAAATCTGTTTTATCGATACCAAACACTTCTTGGTGTGTTAGTTTATTTGTGGAGTAGCCATATGAAAAACCTTCTTGACGAGGTTGGTCATGTTGCCATAACTGGCGGTCATCAGATATATCAATAGACATCGCCATTCTCCTCAATTTTAGAATCTTCATATGGTGCAGCTACACGGCGGTAGAATTCAAGTTTAGCACCTTCGAGAGCACCTACGATATCATTGATACTTTGGTAACAGGGCTTGTTATTGAAGTAGTTTTTAATAATCATAGTAATAACATAGTTTAATTCACCTGCTTGGTCAGGGAATTCTGTATTGAGGTCAACTAGATTTCCACGGTGTTGTGTGATTAGTTTACGTTTTGTTTCAGGAGGTAGGTATGGCATTAGATATTTACTTTCTTTGTTTCAAAGATTGGTTGGATAACGGCTAAGAAGCAGAATACTACATACGCTACGCAGATATAATACATTACAAATACTCCGCAATAATAGTGTCACAAGCTTTATCGACAGTTGAACGCCATTCAGTGACAAGGGACTCAAAGAATGGGTGGATGATAGAAGCATCAGCTTTGAATGCTACTACGGGTTTGCGTAGGACATACGAAGCATAGAATACTTCCATAGCAGTACCATGCTTGGCTACTGTGGGGTTATCAAGGTTGACAAGGATAATGTCAGATTCTTGAATGTCTCGTAGGTCTAATTCGAAGATACGCTTCATGTAGCGCTGTTCGAAGTTATGAACACGGCGAGTAGGGTCGAGGGTTAATACATCATTTTGGTTTAGTTGCCATGTAGCAATGTCACGCCAACCTTTAGCTTCTGCTAGGCTTACATGCTCCATACTTCCTGCGAGATACACTGTACGTTTCATTAGAATACCTCTGGTTTAAGTTCTTTAACTTTCTGAGTACACAGATTGTTTAATGTTCTGAAGTCAATCTTAGGATTCTTAAAGTCTTTAAGGATGTTCCACATTTCTTCAGTGATTAGATCATGGTACACAGTTGTCAACAAACGAGGGATGTATTTAGAAGACCAACCATCCATTTCATTTGTGATTTTAGCATGGACTTTATCAACAAGATGTTTATCAACGAATTTACTAACAATCTTGTCTTCAATGATTTCACCACCTACTAATGGAGCACCCATTTCTTTGTGATGACTTTCTTTGAAGGCATTAGTGATGAGCTTAGCCCATGTTTGGCGACCATACTTATTTTCATAAGCATAGTTCTTGATAACAATACCTTCACCATTACCTTTACCGTCATCAATCAAGAAGAAGTTACGGCTGAGACATTCTTGGTATGTTTCATAGTTACCGTTTTTGATGATAGCGATAGGTGCAATGTAGTCAACAAGTGCTTCATCTAAGATGTTTTTGTAGTCATCGTAGTGAATATATTTTTCAGACTTACGATCATACACATCAAAGATATAGAACTTACGCCATGCATCTTCACGATACGTTTTAAGGCTATGTGGTACAAGCCATTCACCGTAGAATATTAGGTGAGGGTGTTTAGATACTAGGTCAATATGTGGCATGCTGACTGACATTGCTGCATAGAAACCTGCATTGTCGCTATCACGTTCAAGATGACGGTTACGACTACCTGCGTGTAATCTACCGCCCATACTACCTTCCCACCAGATACTACCGTTGGTACCATCAATTTTAGGGAATACATATGATGTACCTACTTCGATACCGTCAGTTTCATCAGTGTGAAGCTTTTCAAGGTGTTGATATTTGATAAACATTAGAGTTCTCCAATTACTTTCATTTTAAAGGCTGTATACCATAGACCACCTTGTGATTCAGGTCGTTGATGTTTTTCATATTTCGTAATAGCCACTTTACACCACACACGGTCTTTCTTTGATAGATGTGGCGCTAGAGGTTCAGCACAGCAGTGCCAACCCGGTCTGAACGCATAACCTTTTGTTGGATGAGCTTCAGCGGGTAACCATTCTCCTGTTTTGATACGCTGTTTACGGTTAATAAAGAGTGGACCATAGGTACCATCTTTACGCTTACGAAAGAGTTTATAAGCTATCATACTTCCTCGACTTCAGTCCATGCTGCAAAATGATACACATTATTGTCTTCACCTACACAGTGGCTATACATACCATCAATGTTAGTTAGTTTGTATTCAAAGTCAGGTGTCATTGGGATAAGTGCATCAGGTGGAACTTGTGGTTTTTCAGTTAGTTTGAAATGTGAACCTCGTTTTAGTTCATACAGTTTCATTAACAACTCCGTTTAGTTTATCTGCGTAGTCGTTAGCTTCTTTTGAAGTCAGAAACATTACTGCATCGTTGTAGCTGATATCTTTACCTGCCACACCGTAGTACATACGATCGAAGCTATGCTTACCGAATACGAAGTAGTGGTTTACTTCAGATGTTTTCATTTTTTGAATTCCTCTAAGAATTGTTGTACGATATAGTCTTTAACACCTTCATCAATGATAGGTTCAATGTTACGTTTTTGGATATCTAGTACAAAGTACATTGATTCGATGTAACATTCTTCAGCATAGTCAGGTTCATTCTTTAAACCGTAGTTATCAAGAGAACCTTTTTCTGCTGGCTGGTAGTACATATCACAGATGAATGTGATACAGGTTTCTTCATCGAAGTAAATAAAGTCGTGGTTCATTTTTCATACTCCTCGTGGTAGATTTCTTCTGAGTACTTAGTTTCGGTATCACAGTATTCTAGATTAGCTTCTAGTGATGTACCGTCATTAAAGTAGATTAAGGCTGTACCCCATTTGTCGATGATATCACTAATATCACTGGCAGTTTTACCTTCAGGTAGTTCTACAACACTATCCCAGTAGGTAGGGTATTTAGCGATTACACGGATTTTAGTGGTCATGTTGATAATACCTGTAGAGTCATGTTGATAGCTTGTACAACCATCATTTGTTCTTGTGGATGAAGTTGATCCCAAGGACGACTGTTAGGAAAATGTTCTTGCATTTTCTTGTAGTATTTTTCTACATCACTCATCATCGTAACTCCACGACTCAGATACGTAGGGTTCGCTATCGATAGATGTTATATCGAAGCACTCTAGTGCTAGTTTTTCTGCTTCTTCACGAGAGTCAGCATCTATCATCATTCCTTGTGAAATTTCTATTGTTACAAACCATTCAGACATTCTTTAGTACCTCGATTAGTTCATTTGCAAAAGTGTTTTCATCACGATAAGTTTTACCTAGATTACCCTCAGTGATACGGTACATCAAAGCTTCTTTGGTAGTTTCTTCTGGATCCCATTGACCTTCAAGACCGTAACAAGAGCAGTGTCCAGCGTTTACTTCGAATAGCTTACCGTCTTTACGGAATAATACAAAGGCATCACCTTCATAACATTCATAGGTGTACGATGCAAAGAGGATTTCAATGTCATCAAGCTCACCGTTATATACGTGCATACTTTGCCATGCAGGGTCATCAAAGAATTCTTTAATGATATCTTCTTTAGATTCAAAATCGCCGATATATACTGTCATTTAGTTTCCCATCATTTCAACATAAGGTTTATACAAGGTGTTACGCGTTTCGAAGCTACCGTCATCAAACTTATTAAGTACAGATGATGTACGTACTTTATCAGAACCCCATGCAGGGTGATTAACAGTACGAACGTGAGCTACTTCATGACCGGGATACATTTGCTCATCAAAGATTGGAGTTCCTACGAAGAATACAGTTGGTTTTTCGTAGTCAGCTGGACGTTCTTTAAGGTGTTTGCTGTATTCAATAGCAGTGTTAATAGATGCGATATCACCAATCATTGTGTTTCCTTTACTTCTTCAACATACACTTCACCGGGGTCAAAGCCTAGGTCAAGACAGACTTCATCATAGACAGCTTCTTCAGATGTACCTTCAGTATAGTACTCGACAGTAGAACCTGAATCGTAGTTGATACAAACCCAGAATTGTTTCATTTGAGTTCCATTTCACGGTCATCTAACCAAGATGCAATACTTAGTAAGTCATTTGCAATAGTACGCAGATCAGCTGTATCTAGATAGGTTTTACCGTCATGAGTATAACCTTTTAGCATACGATGCTCAACATTAACAGTTGGACCAAAGTTACCTAGGAATTCTAAGGTTTCTTTTTCTGATTGAGTGAATTCTCTCATTTAAGTTCCTTAAGGGCTTTACGGATACGAGCAGCTTTATTACGGTCTTTACGTAGTTCTTGTTTCCAGAAGTTTAGATGCGAAAACGCTTGTGCTGTAATTTCTGCAATTACAACATCACAATGCTCATAGTATTTTGTTACCATTGCTTTGTCGCAACAAATATTATCTTCGGTATCAGATAATTCCTTTGCTAGGGCTTGTCGAGCAAGTACACGGGCTGAATGGCTGATCATATAATTTCCTTTTGGACAGTTGAAATAAAAAGCCCGTTCAACAGACTTGTGGGTCTGCCGAAGGGCTTATTTAGAGTGGATAGTTATCGCTTCAGAAATCTGAATCTTCGTGAGATGAAGCAGCTGGTGCATCACCGTCATCATCGAAGTCAACGAAGTTACTATTCTTTGGTTCGTATTTAACGAGGTTAGATACTTGTACTGCAGTGAGCATTACAGAGGTACCTTCTTTGGTTACAACACCTTTAGGTGTTTTGATTTGGTAGTCTTTCAAGAACACCATGACGTTACCTACAGAGCCATTACCGATGGTTTTAGGGTCTAGTGGTTGTTTGCTCATATCAACGACACGTACCTTAGTGGCATCTGTACCGTCTTTCTTTTGAGCTTTCTTCTTGAGGTTAATAGATACTTTACCTGTATCTTTACCGTCTTTATCTTTGACAGCTTTAGTCTTACCGTAGGCTTCGAGTTCAGAGGCACGCTTCTTATCCACTTGAACGGAGATTTCGTACTGCTCGACTCCGAAGGGCGACACAGGCTTGTCTAGCTTAACCCAGTGGAGTTCAACGTTCTTGATGATTTCGTTGCGGCCTTCAGTGTTGTTTTGAGTAGTCATTTGATGTTCCTTTGGATATAATTTGAGAATTTATGAAGCTCTGCGTTTGTTGCATCGTTCTTCATTTGGTTTGCTTTAAGTGAGATTACTTGCGTATTCTCTTTGGTATAGCCTTTTTCAGGGACTATTTTGTCGATGGATATTGTGTATCTTGTATTTACCGTCATTGGTATTTCTAAGATAGGGCATAAACCATCTTTTGGAATCACTGTATAGATGTATTCAGTTGTAATATCAAATGGTAGATTTTGCTCTTTAGCTCTATCTTTTGCATGTGATACTGCTGTTCCAACTATTTTGCTTAGTGGTGTTCCAAATTGTTTGATGTGGTGTTCTTCACATACATCACAGAATTTTCGGTCACGTTGACCTGCTTTATGATGAAGTTCGAATTGATTATTACACCATAGACATTCCTTTTGGGTCTTGATTTTTGGTCTGGATTCTCGGCGTTTAGCTTTGAACTCTTCTGTTTTTCTTTTACTTGATTGACACTGTTTGCATGTTGAGCTTATTCCGTTAGGTTTGTTTTTATCCTTAAAGAAGTCAGTAAACAGCTTTTCAGTGTTACATTTTAGACATTGTTTCATGTAACTCCTTTTTATATTTTCCCTATTAGGTACCGACTGGAATTACTTGCGTGATTTAGTTGGAGCCTAATAGGTAAATAACAAAGGGACAATTATGTCAGAAGTGAAATTAGGCAAGGGTTTTAACCCTAAATCGTTAGAGAATCTTAAAAGGATTACTCCAGAGACTGCCCGGGCGAATCAACTCAAAAGCGTTGTAGCGAAACAAGCTAACATTGCAGCTAGAGAGCAGTTCAAGCTTAACGCTAAGAACTTTATTCAGGTGATGGATGAGCTACCAAAGCTTTCTCCATTAGACGTTATGCGAATGGCAATTCACAAAGCTATCGCTGAGGATAATTATGAGGATGCTGCTCGATATGCCTCCTTGTTGGCTGAATATGAGAATCCGAAGTTAGCCCGTATTGAACAGACTAACACTAATCGTACTGCAGACCTTTCAGATGAAGAGTTGCAAGAGATTATTACTAGAGAAGGTTTATAAAAGAATAAGAGAATCGTAATGATTCTCTTTTTTATTCCTACTTAGAAAGTTCCCTATTAGGTTCCGGCTAAGCGATATGCCAAGTTACGGTTGCTGTTTTAGATGAACCAAGTTCATAAAACAACATATCTTCTGCGTCAACTTCATTATCATGGTAGTCACGATATTGTTTGTATGCTGCTTCAGGACAGTTACCGAAAGAGACATCAGCGCTATGGCCCCATTCATCTTCTTGTTTCATGCACATCCACATAGATTAACCTTTCTTAGACAAATAGAGAGCCATACGAGTAGCTAACGGGTAAGTTACTTCAGAGTACATACCTTCGTTCTTGTACTTTTCAGGCACATCAAAGGCATTAAACAAAGCATGCATACCGTTGAGTTCAGCTTTAGAAGTATCTTCTAGTTTTGAGTAATGATCTTTCATACGTTTTTCGTAGTCAATATCTTTTGTTAGCTGTTCAATTTTAGCTTTCATGTCTTTGTTAGCTTCATAGATAGACTTTACTTCAGCATCAGTGAGAGTGATGTTGATTGTTTCGAGGTCAGTACCGTTGACAGTGATAGAGATAGTGTTCATGGTGTGTCCTATTTAGTTGAAGAGATTAAGCGCGTTTGTCGAGTTCAGCTAATACAGCTGCTTTTGCTAAGGCAAGTTCTTGAAGTTGTTTAATTACATAGGCATTCATTCCTGCATCAAGGTTGGATAGCTCGGTTTGTTTGTTCTTGATTCGTACAAGAAGCTCCATGAGGCTGTCAGGGCAAGTCTTTTCAATGACTGCTCCGAATACGATTGTTTGAGTGGTGATGATAGGTGTTGACATAGTGTTCTCCAAGGTACAGGGTTGAGTATCGCTGATGTTGACTTCAGCACAAGGGTTGTTCATTTCCCGAGCCACGTAGTAACAGCAGCTAGCGGCGTCAAAAGTTAGAAGGTTTAGGGTTTTAGCTTTTAAGCAGATAGAGTTAACAGAACGCTTTAGTTCTTTCGCTATTTGTAGAGATGACAGATTACCTGCATTGATTTCTACGCGTAGTAGTTGCATGTCATAGTTTGACCATATTTTACCATGGTTTTCTCTATGATTTGCTTCATCTTGCTGGATGTTTAGGTATGTTGCGAATAGGGTTTGTTTCATACAAGTTCAACAGTTTCTTTAATACGCTTGATGTCAGTATTCCTAACTTTAATAACACGTGCACGTTTAAGGTCAGCATTATCCCCCGAATCGCGAAGGTCTTGTATGATTTTCTCTAGTGGGATATCACCAGCGAAGTCCCACAACATGTCATCTTCAATGATACCGTTAGCATCAACTGTGAAGACTAAGTATGTGAAATTAACTTTATTGGTGTTAGGCTTATTGCTCTTTGACACGCTAGGCAAGGTTTTGCTAGTAGCCATTTGTTAGACTTTCCTGTTCTGAAGATGTGAATAGAATGTGCTTTGGTTAAATCTTTGCATCGGATGATAGCATCAATCTCAGCATGTAGGAATATCTTTTCAGGTAAACCTACAGCTGCAGCACATTCAGCTTGGTACGGATGAGATTTTAAGTAGTTGTTTTTACCAACACTAAGCATTCTGCCCCGTTTGTCGTAGATAACTGCGGTTAAATACTGCTTCTCCTTTTTCATTTACTTTACCTACTATACGAGCTTTCTTACGGTTGAATACTACTTGGTGTTTACCATAGTGTACTTCTGACTTGGGTACTTCTAGAATAGCTAGTCTGTTACGAGTTGTTGAGTGATGTTTTAGCTGAGATTTATCCCACCATTTAAAGAATTGTTTAAGGTCTTTACAACCACACCACCAGTTACCAGATGAGCGAGATACGAATATACCATCATCTTGCGGACATGGTAGTTTACTCCATTCAGTAGCTAGTTTAGTACTTGTAGGATATACGTTAGAGAATCGATGACCACCGCATAGACGGTCACCAATAACTTCACAACGGTATACTAACACAGTATCAGTCATCATTTCCTCCGAACATTACACCTGAACCTTTCACATACTTAACCCAGATGAGTTTACCATCTAGAAAGCATTTTTGAACCCCTGTTACGGGGTCAAATACGATACGTTCTTTATCTTTAACTGACTTACGAACTCTAACGATGAGTTGTCGGTAGATTTCGGAAGCGTTTTCGGGATTCCTCGGTAGTAAGTTTGGCATTTAGGTTCTTTCCTTTGTCTGTTTCTCTTGAATCAAGGATTTCTTTACGTTTCTTTTCAGAGCGTCTATCGTACCATACCCTGAATAGCATCATAATTAGAAACCATACACTAAGTATAGCTAACCAGATCATTTAAAATGGGATGTCATCGTCATCTTCCTCGTATTTTGGTCTTTGATTGATTTTAGCAATCTCATCAATGTCATGTAAGTCTTGTAGGGATTCTGTGATATGTTCTTTATTTATAGCCCAATCCATTACTCCTTGATAGTCATTTACGTAGTAGATTTCAGGTGGTACATACACGATACGTTCTGGGTTTTTATGTTTCCATGAGTTTACTAGTTGCTCTGGTTTATAACGAGTATCATGTGCTTCAGACCTATTGGTTTCAAGATTTACTTTGTATAACCAACAACCATTTTCAACCCAACCTTGCACTATTTTACTATCTTTTATGATGATGTCTGATAGGTATAGGGCTTCAGGGTAGATGACTACTCTCATTTAGAGAATCTCCGCTTTGATAGGTGTACCATTCTCATCAAATGTTACTTTGATGTTATCTGCACAAGGTTGTTGATCCGCTGTAGCCCATACTGTACCCGATGTTAGTTTGTGAACATGGATATTAGCACTAGTAGTCTTAGGCTTAATACGGAACTCGTACTTTTCGCCTGATATGCGATAGATGTCTAAAGGTTCACGATATGCCGCAACATCTTTCCATCCCCATTCTCGGCATAGGTCGGCACTACGAAACTCAATACGTTCACCTTTGAGATATGCATGAGCAATAGCTTTGTGAAGACCTTGGTGGATTTCTTTAGTCATTTTAGATTACCTCTGCTTTGGTTAGTTTCTTATCTTCGAATGTCAGCTTGATAGCTGGGGTTAACCCTGAGATGCTCTGATGTAGACAAGGATATTCATGTGTCATAGTTCTACCACACCTAACAGCTTCTTCAAAGTGAGCTGCTAGCACATACTTTATTGCAATCTCAGGTTTGATACGATACTCGAAATCATTAGGATAGAAAGCAATGTTTCCTTTGTACTCATTTTTAGGAGTCCAAGGTTTATTATCACAATTTAACTCACGATATTCAATAGTCTTACCTTCTACATAAGCTTTGATGATTTCAATCATTTCATTACTCCTTAGTAACGATATAACCATACTCGTTGTGTGAAGACTCTTTAACAGTAAAGTAATCTTCAAAATGATAACTCTTCTTTGATGAACTCCCTTCATTACTAGCATGTTTCTGTAATCCACTCCAGATAGCATCAGTTAGACGTCTTGTTTGACCTCCACCAATAATATTACCAGTAATAGCTACAATAACATCTACTTGTTCTTGTGTTAGATCTACCTTAAATAACTTCTCTTCTTTCTCTACAACCTTTGTTCTGGTCTCATAGGTAGTAGTAACTACTGGAACCTTCTCTGTGATAGTTTCTGAAGAGTAGTGGATGTATGGAATAACGTTCATTGATTAACCTCTTTGATTATAGTCATTGATTAGTCTCTCTTAAGATGTTCTCTTAGGATAGTCTCTTAAGAATGTCTTATAGGATATTCTCTTAATAATATACCTATAATTACCCAACCTAGGGAAAATCCCTATTAGGTTCCGGCTAGGGAATGTATGCCCTACATCATTTCTGCTTTTTATTCTCTTTTTCGATCATTTCATCTAGTTTAGAGTTAACGATAACAAGAAGCTTAGAACCAAACTCTTTAGCTTCTGGAGTCTCAACAACACGTTCAACAGCGTAAGCACCTACCATCAGATACATAGTTTTCTTAGCAGGTAAGAATACTAAGAAGAATGCCGCTATGATCATCACGATAGATGATACCTTAAACATTTTCTTCTCGGTATCACATTCACGCCAGCTAGTGGTTGCTAAGGTCATTCCTGAGATGAATGCTACAAAAGCAGCGAGTATGAAAGAGATTAATGACAGACATGCGAGGTTTTCGATGACGTCAATGATATAGATTGTCCACATTTGAATGTTCCTTTAGATAGTTTTATTGGTTGGGTCTGAGGGGTAATGTCTTGTGGGTATATTGAGTTTTGACACCCTAAAAACATTCCCCACAAACCCCGAAATCTCCCGAGAATCTCCGCCATGACACTCGTTCAGGTATATTCCCATCAGAATATACCCAAGGAATGCCATAATGGTACCTACTAGGAGCCGTTATTGGTGTTCCTTCTCCAGGTATCGGTCATAAGCGTATGCCTCTCGTTGGTACACTGTTAGCTCGTGGATGTATTCCTCCAGTTTACGGTCTATTGTTGGTGCATTTACCCTATCTGCCAGTACTTCTAGGGTATTTTGGTAGCCTTTCAGCAAGAGAGCTAGCACATTGACGTCCTCTGAGGACATTTCTAGGTTAAATTCTGATCGGTGCTTAGTTAGTCGCATAAGATTCCCTCAAATTGTGGTGTTTTCATGAACTCTTTGATGTAACTCATGAGCTTCTCAGGTGTACCGTCATCTTCGGCGTTAATAAAGCAGTACGTGAGTGCACTGAATACACCTTCTGCCTCTTCTTTGTTACAAACAATGAGGATTTCGTCTTGGTTTTGTGTTACTTGCATTGTTTATCTTTCTTTGGTTGAACTCTTTGTTTAAATCGGTAAGAAGAGCGTTGTTTCAGCTCCTCTTCCGTGTATTTCCTCTTAGTGTTAGCTTTAGCTAGCGCTAAATCTTTAGATTCGGACGAGTTGGTCATATGTAGCAGAGTATTCCACCATAGTTCCATCGAGATCTACGATAGTACACATCTGTTCGAGTGCTGCCTTGGTGCTTGTATAGGCAAATGCCACAGGACGCCCTTCGACATCAGCCGACATGAGTGCCTGACAGCCGAATTCTTGAAGAGAGTCGTAGAGAGCATCCCAAGAGTCCATTCCGAACTGTTCTGGTGTGAGAGGATTGAGCAAGAGGTATTTAGACATGATTGTTTTCCATAAAGAGTTGATTACATGAAGGACATCCTACAAGACGACATTCCTGCTTGTAGTAGTCATAGGTTTCTGGTCGGGAGAGTGTCACAGGAGAGACAAAGAATGCACCTTTATCTCCCTTGTGGAAGTCACACTCATCATCGAGCCAAGCATCTTGGTATTGACAATGAGGGCACTGCATATTACTCAGCGATTTCGATGTTGTAGAACCAAACCTTTGGATCGTTACCACCAGCGGCAATGAAGCGAACCAATGTTTCATCATCATAAGCCTTTTGGAGGTCTTTAGTGAGAGCCTTGAGCGTTTCAGTGTGAGTGATACGATCGATACGGCATTGACGCTTGTATCCATCAGAGCCTGTGGCCTCAATTGAACGAGTCAGTTCATTGAACTCTAAGTCCTTAATCTTAACAGGTGCTGAGAGACGATCTTCACCCAATGGGTTGTTTGTTGAGAAGATGACATCGATCTTTTTGATTGATGTGAATGCAGGTGTGAAAGCTTTAGTCATGATGATTTCCTTTTGGTTAAATGAATTGCTTGGTACCTACCCCAAGTGGTCTCTCCGTTATAAGCCCGAGAAGAGCTAGAGGCTTCGTCAGAAGACTCAGTTATGATTAGTAAATGACTACAGTGACCATCGATGGAAGATACTTCTTAAGCTCTTCAATGTTGTTGGTCTTAGTAATCAATCGGTTGGTTTGTTTGAAATACACGTAGTACATGGTTAGTCCTTCAGGTTGTAATAGTCAATGGTCTGTTGCATTGCAATCTCCTCAGCTTGATCACGATGCATGTTCGCTTGGTATTCTAGTATACCAGCACGTTCTTCAAAGAACTCTCGTTGGACTTCATTGAGTGCTGACACCTTGGTGTGTATCGTTAATGGCATACAATCTCCTCTACTTGGGTGAACAACAGGAATGCTTGAGCACAAGCACAAACACCAGATACAAACAATACCATAGCAACTAACAAGTCACCACGGTTATGTTCGATCTCGATGAGGGCATACATAGAGCATGTACACCAGAAGGCAGCTACTACAGCGTGAAGGACAGTCTCTAGCGGACGGAAGGGCATAGTGTTCATGTGATTCTCCTTAGATATGAACGGGAACAGAGCAAGAGCGCTCTCGACTGCTAGCAGCACCAGCAGACGACAGCACACGCAGCCACCAAGCAGAGACCACCCAGAGAGAACTAGGGGGTCACCAAAGGAAGCAAGGGAGGTTAACCAAATCATTTTAATCCTTTTTCACACACAAAGAAATATTACCCATAAGACTTTCTCCCACAGACTTTCCTCTAATAAACCTACCCCCAGACTTCCTACAAAAACCCACCCCACCCTCTTAAAAAATTATAGTAATTTTCTCCCAGGAAAATTATACTAAGTATTACTATGAGAATTATTACTAGTCGGTTCCTATTAGGAAAACATTTTTTGGAGTTAGCGCATAGCTACGCTATACACTAAGGACACAACACCCATGAGCAATCATAAAAAGCTAGAGGCTTTAAGGGAATTAAAACGCAGGGAAAAGATTAAAGAGTATGGTACTAACTTTGAGTTATTCGCCAAGGAACAAATCCGGATTCTTCCAAAGGACTCCCGAGAAGGATTCCAACCTTTTGTCTTTAATGAAGCCCAACATATTGTAAATGATGCTATTGAAAAACAGTTGAGAGAGACTGGTAAAGTAAGAGCTATCATTTTAAAAGCCCGTCAAATGGGTCTCTCCACGTATACTGCTTCACGAGTATTCTGGAAGAGTTATTTTAATAAGTATAACAAGTCTGTTGTTATGGCGCATGATAGTGCCACATCAGATGCTTTGTTTACGATGAGTAAGAACGTCATTCAGCATATGTCTGAAGAGTTCCAACCAGAGATGAAGAAGTCTAACGCCAAAGAGATTATGTTTGAACATAATGATAGTGGTTATAGACTGTATACCGCAGGATCTCCTGAAGCGGGTAGGGGTATTACGCCTACTATCGCACATCTTTCAGAGGTAGCTTTCTGGCTCCATGATGAAAAAATTTTGGCGGGTCTCTTTCAGGGCATTTCACAGGCAGATGGTACCGAGGTTATTCTTGAGAGTACAGCTAACGGTGTAGGTAATTCATTCCACCGATTGTGGAAGGGTGCCGTAGAAGGTAACAACGAGTATATCCCTATTTTCGTACCTTGGTACTTAATGAGTGAGTATCGTAGGAAAGCTCCTGAAGGGTTTGAGAAGACTCAGGAAGAAGAAATATTAGTAACAAGATATAACTTAGATAATGATCAGTTATATTGGAGAAGATTAAAGGTAGCTGAGGGTGGGTTGGATAAGTTCCGACAAGAGTACCCTAGTAACCCTGAAGAAGCGTTTATTGTTTCCGGTAGTAATGTGTTCAACGTAGAGAAATTAAGTGCTCTTGTTCCACAACCTATTCTGTCTCAGATGGACTTCAATTTTGAGTCTCAGATGATGGAGAATGTGAAGAATGGATCGATTGAAATATTTAAGTATCCTACTTTTGAAGATTCTTTTGCTATTGGCGCTGACGTTAGTCTCGGGGTCGGCAAAGACTTTTCTACGGCGGTGGTAATGAATGCTCAAAGGGAGGTTTGTGCCGTATACAGAAATAATACTATTGACCCTTCTCAGTTTGGTGATCTGTTATTTTATCTCGGTAGGTATTACAACAATGCTCTCCTTGCAGTAGAGTCTAACAGTATGGGTATTGCTACCCTAAACAGGCTAACTCAAATGGGTTATGTCAACATGTACTTCCAGACGAAGATGGCTAACGTGAGCAAAGAAGAAGGAACCCGTATCGGGTGGAGAACCACAATGGCGTCTAAACCTGCTATTATTGGATTCTTAAAGAATGCTATTGAGCAAGAAGACATTTGGATTCCTTCCCGTGTTGTTATCGGGGAGTTGATGAATTATGTTGCGGATGATAATGGACGTACTAATGCTATTGTGGGGCATAATGACGATACTGTCATTGCTCTCGCAATTGTTCTCGAAGTGATCAGAACTCACGGTGATAGATTAACAACAAACAAAGTATCCTTTACTCAGAAGATTGGTTCTTTTGAGCAGGATGCTACTAAATGGTTATAAAGGTATTTATGGCGAAAGATCCAAGATTAGAAAGAGCTGGTGTATCTGGTTTTAATAAACCTAAAGCTACACCTAGCCACCCCACTAAGAGCCACATTGTTGTAGCTAAGAGTGGTGATACAGTAAAGACTATTCGATTTGGTGCTCAAGGCGTTAAAGGTTCACCTGATGGATCTGCTCGTAATGAAGCGTTTAAAGCAAGACATGCTCAAGATATTGCTAAGGGGCCACTCTCTGCAGCATACTGGGCGAACAAGGTTAAATGGTAATATGACTATTGATTTAAAATTAACTGGTGAACAAAAGAAGCAGATGCAAGCTTTTGTTAAACCAACTCCACAGGGTAAATTAATGAACCCCAAGGAGAAGGTAGGTGAGAAGTCTGAAAGGACTCTCCCTATCCGTGGTCGCTAAGGATATCCCTTGTGTCCTATCCGTTGGCTACTCATGGCAGGGATGATAGTAGTAGCAAATTATATTAGGAATAGCGTTAGCTATTGCTAACCCTACAGTCGTGTTGACTGATTGAATGATTGAATGTTCCAAGGAAGGTTAACATGACAGACAAACAAAATATCAATCGCTTTAAAGCAGATAGATATAAAGAAGTAGTGGGAGATGACGAACTCTTAGCTATGATTGAACAGGGTATTACTAACTCTGTAGGTGACTTCTTAAACAGTTCCGACTTAGCTCGTGAGCGTCAGAAAGCCACATACGAATATGGTATGATGCCTCAGTTCCACTTGACTCCACAGGGCGTGTCTCAGATTGTTTCATCTGATACCGTGGAAGCTATTGAGGGTTACACAGCTATCTTAGCTGAGTTGATGTTTAATAACAACAGACTAGCTCGGTTTATCCCTGCTGGTAGCTCACCTAAAGACTTTCATGAAGCTAAAGCAGCTTCTGACTTAGTTAACTATGCTATCTTTAAACAGAATAACGGTTGGGAAATCCTTAATACATGGGTTAAATCAGCTTTGTTATGGAAGAATAGTATTGTTCGTTGGGAGTTCATTGAAGACTTCGACTATAACTTTGAAGAGTATGATGAGATTGAGCAAGCTAACCTAGACCTCTTGTTAGCTGATGCTGAAGTAGAAGTGATGGGCCAACTCAAGTACAAGCAAGAGCTTGATACTGATGCAGAAGGTAACTCATTCTACAAGACAATCTATGAGAATGTTCGCTTACGCCGTAAAAAGAACAAGACTCGAATTAACATTAAGAACGTACATCCAGAATGTTTCCGTATCACTCGTGATGCGCACTCATTAGATGATGCAGGTTTCGTAGGTATCCAGATCGACATGACTCGTTCTGAGATCCGTAAGTATTTCCCCGATATCGCAGAAGATATTAATTGGGATACTATCGGTGACGGCTCATATGACTGGGCTACCAAATACACAGAAGAACAGTCAGCTCGTAAGCGTCTGGTAGGTGAAGAATACTGGTTGGGTGGTAACTCGCGCGAGCTATTCCCTTCAGAAGCTAATCGACAGATTACTGTTATTGAGTGCTGGCTACGTGTTGACCGTGATGGTGACGGTATTGCAGAACTCAAACACTTCATTATCGCAGGTTCAGTTATTCTGTTAGAAGAAGACTGTGACTCAGTACCCTTAGCAACTCTTTGTCCTTTCGAGGTACCTCACGAGTTCTTTGGCTTGTCTGTTGCTGACATGATTCGTCCATCTACACTAGCTACTACCGCTATCATGCGTGGTTTCGTAGAGAACGTGTACTTGACAAACTACTCACCTAAGCTAGCTGACCCTAACGTAGTTGACTTTAGTGCTCTTCAGAACATGAAGCCTAAACAGATCATTGCTACTAACGGTAATCCTAATGGTGCTGTTGCTGCATTGACTCCTGACGCTATTAGTTCCGGTACTGTACCTCTATTAGAGATGTTACAGCTACATAAAGAACAAGCTACTGGTTTGTCTAAAGCTGCTCAAGGTTTGAATGATACATTATACGTATCAGGTAACAGTGAAGAAAAGATGCAGAAAGCTATGTCTGCAGCACAAGTACGTATCCAGTATATGGCTCGTAGATTTGCTGAAACAGGCTTTAAACGATTAACTGAGGGTGTATATAAAACTCTCCGTGATAAGATGCGTGGTAAGACCATGCACTACTACGATCAGAATGATATCTTCAAGAATGTGGATCCAGGTACTTTACCTTCCAACCTCTTGTTATACATTGATGTGGACGTAGGTGATAACTCTAACCATAGTACAGTTAAAAAGATGACTATGGTTGGCCAGCAATTGATTCCAGCCTTACAACAGGCAGGAGCAGGTGGTGCGGTTAATCCCGAAGCCGCTGTACGAATTGCTTGCAAAACTCTTGAAGCTATGGACTTAGATCCACTAGATTATCTAGTAGACTATACAGATCCTAAGTTTAAAGATAACGCTCTTAAGTCTCGACAAGCTGAACAACAAGCTTCCGAGAAACAAAAGCAACTTGAAGAACAAGCCAAGCAATTGGACTTAGCACAAAGACAGGCTACGGTCGATCTTACTAATGTACAAGCTAAGAACGCTCTTCAAGATAACACAAAACAACTTATGGTTGCAATGGATAAGTCCTACCAAGAGTGGGGCAAACTCTATATTATGGCTGCTAAAGAGGGTGTTGAACCACCTAAGCAACCTGATATTAAAGAGCTTTTGGCTATGGCCCAAGGCTTTATCCGTGGCGATATGTCCGGTGATGCTTCCCGCCCACAAGGTGGACAAGCAATGCCTCAAGTAAATGGACCAGCCGCTATGGGCGAGCAACCGCAAATGTAAACCCCGAGCTTCCTCGAAAGAGGGAGTTCACCTAACACTTAAGATTAATGGACAAATATAAAGAGGCTTTCAGAAGAGAACAAAGCCGAAAATGAACCATGATACTGGCGAATATGTTGTTGAACCCTTCCGTGATGCTCAAGTCGCATTAGGTAAAGCAGAATTTGCAGTAAGAGAACGAGAACAATTCTTTGGCGAAGCATACTCAGAGATCTTAGCAGACCTCTTTGTTACTTGGATGAAGACTGAACCTCACGCTGTTAAAGAGCGAGAGTTCCTATACCATACAGCTATGGCATTAGGTAGCGTTAAAGAAAAGCTTGTAGGTATTGAGATGCTTGGTAACAACATCAAATACATTAACAAGATGAAACAAGAAGCCAAAGAAGAGGGCAATAAAGATAATGAATAAATACGTTAAAGCAAGAGAAGTTCTAGTTCGTTCACGAGACGAAGTATTAGGTGAACTCGTTCGTGCAGGTGAGAGTGGTGGTGTGGGTCTATCCCAACGTTTCGCCCCTATTCTTGTTAATCTGCAGGGTGCTATCGAAGCAATCGATCGCATCACGGGTACACAAGATCAGCCAAAGGAAAACTTTGCTGAGAAAATGAAGGCTGCTAAGGCAGCTAAAGCCGCTGAAAAAGCAGCACAATAAAACGGACACAAGGAATTAATATATGAATTTATCACATCTCTCTACCAACACCCCTGCATCAGAAGTGAGCAGTGCGAGTTTTGATGACGGAAGTGTAAGTGCAGATTTGGAAGCAAAAAGTCTTGATGACATTCTACGTAATAGCCCGGCAGCAAAAATGCTCGGCTTGGAATCTCTACCAGAAGAAGACGAAAGCGTCCCAAATCCAGAGGATGAGTCGGAAGAAGAACAAGCCCAAGAGAACGACTCTGATACTGAAAATGACCTAGATGAAAATGAAGAATCAACTGATTCTGAGGAAGAGAATGCTGCTGAGGATGATACGTCTACCCAAAATGCAGAGCTACCAACCGAAGAAGATATTGATTGGGAATACCAAGTACCCGTCACTGTTGACGGTAAAACTGAGTATGTATCCCTAGAAGAAATCCGTAAGGGTTACTCTACTGATAAGCATCTATCTCAAAAAGGGCGCGAACTCGGCGAGCTGAAGAAGCAGATCGAGACTGAAAGAAATGAAAAGTTACAGGAAGTATTGACACTAGCTACAGTTATTAACGAAGAGTTAACAGCTACTGAAACTAAGTTGTCTGGTGAGTACCACAAAATCAAGGGTGATATCGATAAAGCCCGAGAAGAAGGTGACACTTATACAGCACGAGAGTTAAAAGAAAAGCTAGAGGAAGTACAAGAGAAGTACTGGGCAACACGTAACAAACGTGAAGCTAGTGCAGGTAAGGTTGCTGAACAATTAAAAGCACAGCAGATCGAACAACAACAAGCGTTACTGAAAGCGTACGAGGACAATATTACGAAAGTAATCCCCGATTATTCAGATAAAGTTGCTGGTTCAATCCGTGAATTTGCTATTAAAGAAGGCATCCCTGAAACTCTCTTAGATGTAATCTATGATGTTAACGTAGTCAAGTTTATTAACGACTATCGTAAACTTAAAACTGCCAAAGAAACTGGTGAAGTAAAGCGTAAAGCTGCCCCTTCTGTTAAGTCGGTACCCACGAAAAATGGAACACCTGCAACAAAGAAAGTGCAACAAGCCGCAACTGAAAACCGTTCTAAGGTTCTTTCTGGTCAAGGATCAAAACAAGACGAATTAGATTTTCTAAAACGTATTTCTTCTGTGAGCAAAAAACTATAAAATCAAATTTTCACTTAAAGGAAAAATAAAATGGCAGGTAATAACTTTGCAACTGGCGGTCCTAAAGCCGCCGCACGTAGCGCATCAGCTACAGGTAACGCAGTCAACGCAGGTGAACGCGAAGACTTGGCTAACTTCATCTCAATGATTAGCCGTGACGAAACTCCTTTCTTGTCTTCAATCGGCAAGACTAAGGCAACTGCCGTTTTCCACGAATGGCAAACTGACGAATTGGCCGCTCCTGCTTCTGCAGCTGTTGCCGAAGGCGTCTCTTACTCTACTCAGAACGCTGCTCAAGGCGCAGAACCATTCCGTACTCGTTTGGGTAACTACACTCAGATCAACAGCAAGACTGTTACCGTAACTGGTACTAAGCGTGCTGTCGATCAAGCAGGTGTTGCTGACGAATACGCATACCAGCTCAAGAAGCGTGGTACCGAATTGCGCCGTGACGTTGAGTTTGACTTGGTCAACTCATGGAACAGCTCAAACGGTTCTGGCACCCGTAAATTCGGTGGCTACCAAGCTTGGGTTAACTACACCGCAGCTACAACTACTCCAGCTACAGCACTAAACGTGTTGACTACTGGCGCTGAGTACACTGCACCTACCAACATGGGTGGTGGTCAAGCCGGTACTTTCACTACTGTTACTTCTGCTGATAAGAACAGCTTACAGTTGTCACACGTTGACACCGTAATGCAAGCTATCTACGAAAACGGTGGTAAGGCTACTAAGTTGATGTTGTCTCCAGCTAACCGCCGCGTATTCAGTGCTAAGGCACAGTCTGCTGGCTCTAGCTCAAGCAACGCTGGTGACGGTAACGTTCGCCGTAACATCGATGCTGACGGTAAACTCCGTCAATCAGTCGAGATCTACATGTCTGACTTCGGCGACATCATGGTTGTACCTAACTACGTGATGGGTATCTCTAACACTGGCGTGTCTGGTTTGGATCAAGCTGCTAACTTCAGCGCGTTCTTCTACGACCCAATGTGGTTCAGCTACGCTTCTCTACGTCCTCTACAAGAAGTTGACCTCGGTCAGCTTGGTGACTCTATCATCGGTCAAATCGTTGAAGAGGGTACCTTGGAGTGCCGTAATCCAAAAGGCGCTGGCTTGATCTTCGGTTTGTCAGGTGCTTAATTGACCAATTAAAAAGGGAGGGGAGAAATCCTTTCCCTTTTTATTTCAAAGGAATAAAATGGAATTTCTAAGAATTACCGCTTCGAACGGTGTCAAGACGTATATCCCTGATAACTACGTAGCACAGATTACTGTTGCTGCAGATACAGGTACTACTGCTTCTGACTATGCTGCTTCTACGGTTATCCGTGGTAAGAT